ACAAGTTGGTTGAATGATACTCGTGCTCCTGATTTGAGTAGACTTCGAACAGATTCATCTAATCCTACTTCAACAATTGATCAAGTAGATTCGACTTCAATTCTTAATTTTCCTCATGATAGACCAAAATATTATATAACATTTGGCTTTCAAGACTATAGTCGTCCAAGTCAATTTGAAGGACTTCAAGCGAGTTCAGTTTCTGATTATATTTGTCTTCCAATACCAAATAATCTCCGAGACAATAATACGTTAACATGGACTGAAGACAGAAGTAATATAATAGTTGAATCCGCCGCGGCTGCCGTTAATGAACATGGTTTAAATAAAACTGGTGGAGTAAATTCTACTGATGTTGCTAATGCATTAAGGGGAGCGGGAGCCGCTGGAGCTGGTGCAGCAGTCAAGGTTGGAATTGATGCTCTTCAAAAAGTTTCTAATCTAGCTCCAAATGCTGTGGGTCAAAATTTGGTTCAGGGTGGGTTACAAATTCTTGGACTTGCTGATAATCCGTTTATGACTGTTGCATTTAAGGGTCCAGAATTTAAGACGCATAATTTCTTCTGGCGATTAGCTCCCAAGACTAAAAATGAAAGTGATACAGTTAAGAATATTATAGCAACTTTTAAAAAATGTTCTTACCCTGAGTTGTTAAGTGCAGAGACCGGTGGTTTCTTTAAGTATCCAAAGATTGTTAGACCTAGATTTATGCCATCGGACGCTGAGAGTTATCTTTATAGTTTTAAACCATGTGTAATCACTAATCTAAATATAAACAATTCTCCAAATGATAGACCAGGATTTTTTCCAACAAGCGCTCCCGTAGAAGTTGTATTAGAGATTCAACTTACAGAAATTGAACTATGGAGAAATGGAGGAGGAATTAATCCAGATCAAAACAATGGAGACTTTAATAATGTTCAGACTCCTCCTGGTGTAACGTTTAGAGACATAGGACAAATCTAATGAATCAATATTTTGGAAACTTTGAAATCATTAGATATAACAATAACAACATGATTGACATCATGGATAGGACCGCTATTCTTAATAGCATATTCGGAGATGTATACGCATTCTATCCATACCATGTTAAGGATGGAATGAGAGCCGACACTGTCGCTGAAAAATATTATGGAGATCCAGATTTAGTTTGGCTCGTTTATTTTAGTAATAATATAGTCGATCCATATCATGACTGGCCAATGGATGAATATACATTCAATAAATTCATAATTGATAAGTATGGTTCTATTAGTGCCGCAAATGATACGATTGTAGACTATAGAGTAAACTGGTTTGAAGATACTTCAGTTATTACGCAACAACAATATAATAATCTTCTTCCTAATCTTAAGAAATATTGGACTCCTCAATTGGATCTTAACAATATTCCAAAAGGATGGATAAGAAAAGAATTAAACATTAGTGCAAATGCTACTGCTGCTGATGGTACCATTACTCTTTCAGTTCCATCTTCTGAATTATTGTATTGGGTTAGTGTTTCAGGAATGGACTTTGAGAGAGAAGATAATGCCAAAAAAGCTAACATTAGATTACTCGATAGTAGACTAGCTCCAATTGCTGTAGCAAATATTGAAAAGTTATTAGCGATACAATAATGACAACTCAAAATATTCCTGGAGACGTAATCATAAAGACTATAAGCTTGTTCTCGGATAAGGGAACAGTGAATATGCTTGAACACGTAAAGGGAATATCGATTTATGAGTCTATATTTACACCTGGAGTTATGGTCGAACTAAGTATCTGGGATACTCAGAATATGTCTTCTGAACTTCCAATTCTCGCTGGACAAAGAATCTCTATAGAGATTCAGACTCCAGGCAGAAAAAGCATGAAGTATGATGCTGTTATTTCTAAACTCAGAGATGGAATTCCCGCAGAAAACTATAGAACAAAATCATATGTAATAATGGCTACTTCTCCAGAAGTTTTGCGTAATGCTTCCAATCAAGTAACTAAATCTTATAATACTAATATCTCTAGCATGATATCTGATATTGTTAAAACTTATCTTGGAACAAAAAAGAAAGTGAATATTCAAGATACCAGAGGGGTTCAAAAGGTATTGATTCAAAATCAAAATCCTTTTGATGCAATTGCTATGCTTAGAAAGAGGTCTGTATCATCTAGCGATAAGTCCTCATCGTATGTATTTTTTGAGAATCAGGATGGCTTGAATTTTAAAACTCTAGAGAATCTAATGTCGGCTGATGTTGGAGATAGAATTTTCACTAATGATGATACGATTAGGAGTGATATTTCTAAACCAATGTTTAGAAATATTATTTGTTATGAACAGCCACAACAAATGGACGCTCAAAAAAGAATCAAGCTTGGTGGACTTCAAAACAACGTGAGGAAATTTGACTTTAAGACTCTAGAGTATAAAGTTACTCAGTCAAAGTTTAATGCATCTGATTTTAAGAATCCCGATGGAACAATGAAGAATCCGGATGCTTCAGAGATGCAACAATATGGAAAGAGTTCAGCAATAAATCGTTGGGTGATGCACGATTCATCCAAACCAGACACGTTCTTAGCTGATAATCTAGGAAAGAAAGTAAATGCTCTGTCTATATTTGGAGATTCTAGGTTATTGTTAGAAGTGTTTGGAGATTCAGAACTAACTGCCGGAAGAGTAATTGAAGTGAAGAACTTAGAGAATGCTACCACTACTAATGTTCCAAAAGAACATCATCTTTTAAGTGGAAACTATCTTATTACTTTCATTAGACACATTATTGGTCCCGAAGGAAACAATCCAAGATATACTTGTTCAGTAGAAGCTATCAAGGGTGGGTACAAGGAGGCCGTATAATGCAACACGAAACATTCATTGGAAGAGTAGTAAGCGTTAAGGACCCTGATGAAGCTGGCAGAATACAGATTCGAATATATGGTCTTCATGATAACACGACTTCTCTTCCAGATGATCAGTGTCCATGGGCTCGCTGTGTTTTCCCAGTCACAAATCCTGTTCATAAAGGAATAGCTTCGGCCACTACTGGTATCGTAGTAAATAGTACTGTTGTTGGATATTTTATCGATGCTGATCGACAGCTTCCTCTCATTACTGGAGTACTTGGAGCATCAGCAAATAATCAGAGTGATTTTCCAAAAGCCGATAGAGGATCGGATCATAATGATGTTCTACAAAAGAGTCTTCCATCAATAGGTTCAGCTCAGGCTAAGAATGCTATTGAAAAGACTATAGGTAACATTCCATTCATTGGCCAAGAGATAGACGAACTGTTAGGCCAAATTGGCGCTGGAGGTATTCTAGGAAATATAAAGCAGGGATTAAATATAGTTCATAGTTTTGATGATTTGAAGAATAATTTATTGAATTCTTCTATAGGAAATTTGAATGGAATGGTTCAAGGATTCGTAAGCAATATTGGTTCAAATATAGAACAAGCTGTTGATAATGTTGTAACTAATGAACTTGGAAATGTAATCAATCTTACTGAGTCGCTCGATACTTGGAAATTACAATTGTTCAATCCACTTCAGGCTGCTGAATCAGTGGCTTCTCAAGCTCCTAGTCTCGCTCCATTGGCTGATACTATTAACCACCTCGCTGGTAATATAGCCACAAAAACATCTACGTTGCCTATTAATACTCTATCTGATGCTCTAGGAAGATTAAATGGATTTAGATTTGTTATGGGTGGAGTCATGTCTAATCTTGAATCATCACTAAATAACTTATTGGAGATTTAAGTGTCAAATGAGAAGAGGCTTCCAGATTCAACATATAGTAGTGAGTATCCCTACAATCAAACTACTGTATCAAGATCCGGCCATGAAAAACATATAGATGATACTCCAGGACATGAAAGAATTCGAGAAGGGCATAAGTCTGGAACGTATTGGGAAGTCGCTGAAGATGGAAGACGAGTCACTCTAATAGTAGGAGATGACTATCAGTATGTAAACGGAGGCCTGACACTCACGATCGACAATAATGGTGACATTAAAATCGGTGGAAATCTTCGATTAGTTGTAGAAGGCGACCTCTATGCTGAAGTTGATAAAAATTCTTATGTTATATCTAAGAAAGATTCTACAGTAGTTACTCTAGGAAATTCTGTTCAGATGATTGGGAAGGATTCTTATACTAAAGTAAAAGGATCGATGCATACCTCAGTTAATGGAAACATGAACGCCGAAGTAAAGGGGAGTCTAGAGTGTGGAGTCACCGGAGATGCTTCAATTGTCTCTAAGGGTGATATTGATCTTGAAGGAAAACAAATACGAATAAGTGCCACGGGAGCCTGCACTATCACAGGAAACCCAGTTAACGTAGTACAGTAAGATGAACAGAGTAGATAAGATTACACCCGGGTCCAAGAATACAGAATACTATTCTGATTTTTTGATGGATTTTGATCTCAATCCTATTAGTGGAGAACTCGGACGCGTGACTAATGAGAAGTCTGTTATTAGAGCGATGAAAAATCTTATCACTACTAATAGAGGAGAGAGACCATTTCAGCCCAATCTTGGATGTGGTCTTAAGAGACTTCTATTCGAACCTCTGGATGATGTAACGTCTGATCTTATTAGAACAGAAATCACAACAACTATTACTCAGTATGAACCTAGAGTTAAGCTCAAGT